GATATGCAAACTGTATTGTATCATTTAAAAACAGATGGTATAATACCTATAAATTCTAAAGACGAGGGTAATCAGTTACAATCATTTAATCAGTTTCAACAAATAGACTTTACATTATCTAATTCTGTACAGCAGCTTATCAATCTTAAGATGATGTTAGAACAAACTGCTGGACAAATTTCAGGTGTATCACCTCAGCGTGAAGGTGCGGTAGGACAATATGAATATGTCGGTAATGTTCAGCGTAGTGTAGTGCAATCTGCTACAATTACAGAAAGTTTGTTTTATTCACATGCTATGGTAAAGAAGCGCGTGTTTGAAAGAGTTTGTGATTTAATGAAAGTATGTTGGGCCAATGGAAAGAAAGCGTCTTTTATATTAGGAGATGGTGCTTTTAGATTTTTATCTGTAATGCCTGATATTGCTTTACAAGACTATGGTATATTTATAGGAGATTCTGGTAAGGATGATGCTATGCGTCAACAATTACAAGGTATTGCACAAGCAGCACTACAAGGCGGACAAGCTACATTGCTTGATATTATAAAAGTTATGAAAGCAGATACATTTACTGAGGCAGAACATATACTTGAAAGAGCTATGGAAGAAATTAAAAAGCAACAAGCTGAACAGGCACAACAGCAGCAAGCTATGTTAGAAGCACAAGCACAATCTGATCAAGCTGCATTTGAAAGACAAGTACAACTAGAAGAAGTTAAGAATCAAGCTAAGGTACAAGTTGCACAAATACAAGCTGAAACAGATCTTAAAATTGCTGATATGAAAGATGATTTAGCAAGAGAAACATCAGATGTTGCTCACATAGTCAAAAACAAACAAATAGTTTTAGAAAAAAAAGCACAAAAAGATTCTCAAATAGAATTAAATAAAGAACAGTCTAAGGCTGAGAATGAGGCTGTGTCGCCACAGCGTACGCAAAAAATACAAGATACAATTAAAAATTCTTAGTATATTTGCAAATTAGGGACAAAAATTTTAAATTATGGCAGAAGAACAAACAAACTTAGTAGAGGAGACAACACAAGAAACTCCACAAGAAACACAAGCAGAAACTCCAGTTGAATCAACTGAAGAAAAAAAGTTTGATCCATTAGCATTCGCTACAGATCAAATGATGGAACAATTTCAAGGCAAGTACAATGAAGAAGCAGCAGACAAAGCAGAAGCAACAACGGAAAAAGTTGAAGAAACTGAAAATGCTGATAATTTTTCTTGGGATAACATTGAGGTTGAGAAACAAGAAGAAACAGTCCAAGAAGCTGACGAAGACTGGGATGCCCCTGCTGAAGCACAGCCTAGTACGCAGAATGAAAGCGTTGAAGAATCTAGAGAAATAGATTGGGCAAAAGTATCTAAAGAATTAGGTATTAGTGCTAATAGTAAAGATGATATAATAAAAGCTCTTAATTCACCATTCATAGAGCAACCAAAGAATGAAATGTTAGATAAGTTAAATTCATATTTATCTTATAATGATAGAGAATTAATTGGTGCTGAAATGAAAACAGACGGAATGGAAGACTTTGAAATAGAAGAAGCTATTGATAAGATGGAAGATTCTGGTGTTTTAAAAAGAGAAGCTTATAGAATTAGAAGACAACTTAATAATGCTATTGAACAAGAGAAACAAAAATTCTTGAAAGAAAAGCAACAAGAAGAGTTGACTAATAAAGAAAAAGTAGAGAGAAATAAAAAAGAATTACAAAGTCACTTAAAATCACTACAAACATTTATGGGTGGTACAGTGACTAAAAGTCAAGCGCAAGATGCTTATAAGTATATAACGTCTGGTAAAATGGCAGAAGACATCTGGAAGTCTCACGACAATGCTTCGGAGGTAGCGATGTTTATGTTATTTAAAGACAAGTTTGCTAAAATTTTGCGCTCCCAAGGACTAGAAGATGGTAAGGCTAAAATATTAAATGAAATTACCTCACCTAGTCTTAGTAGCAAGACAAGACCAACGACTCGTACAAAGTCTACTGGATTTGATCCTGCTGCGTTTATGAGAGAGTAACTTTACAAATACAATCGGGCGATGCCCAAAGTTACGTGAAAATTACTCTGGATTTAAAATAGTGTTTAATAATTAAATTTTTAAAAAAATGGCTAAATTGTATACTGGAACTTATGGTTCTGGAACTACTCCCGAGAATGCCTTGAACACAGCACTATTGCAATACCCAGAGATTGCAAGAACGTTGATTCAACAGTATCCTCGTTACTCAGCGACTTATCTTATGGAAAGAACAGGTCGTTTTGCAAGTGAAAAAGTCCTAGGCGATAACTCTTTTGAGTGGAAAGTTATGGGACGTTATAACGCTCCAACATTCTCAGCTGGTTGGATTTCTACAGATGGTGTTACATTCGTAGGATCAACTTCTGGTGCTGGTGCTGCATCTGTATCAGGTACTGCGGTAGCTGCTGCTGACGCTGACGGAGATGTTATCTACTTAAGAGGTGACGGTGACACTTCAGGTCGTACACCAAACTTCTTGAACAAATTTGATATGATCAGATTCCAATCTGGAGCTGTTGGTCTTGTATTAGAAGATCCAACTCCTTCAGCTGTACAAGCTGCTGCTAATGGTGGTATTGCTGTAACTGCTGCATCTTACGATGTTAAAATCGAATTGATTGATGCTACTGCAAACCCATTACAATTAACAGATGTGCACGCAGATGCTATCTTTGCTTCTATTGGTTCTGCTTTCCCTAACGGTTCTAATGGAGCTGATGTAGGTGAAAATTATGTATATCCTTCTACTTACAAAAACTACCTTACGACTTCTCGTAAGAAGATTTCTGTAACTGGTAAAGATATTACTGACATTATGTGGATTGAAAATAATGGACATCGTTTATGGTACTTTACTAAAGAACAAATGATGATGGACGAATTTATGTATCAGCAAGAATTACAGCGTTGGTATGGTAGAACATCTATTACAGATACTACTGTTCAAAGACCAGGCGCTATTACTTCTTCGCTTTCAGGTTTGTCTGGCGTACAAAGTTCTTCAATTGTAACAGGTGATGGTCTATTAGCTCAAATTGATTCTTCTAACCAAGCTACTTATACATTAGGTGCTTTAACTGAAGACATCATTACTGAGTTCTTGGCTAAGTTATCTTTAAATACTACTCAGTCTGAAGGGAATGAGTTTGTTGTATTTACTGGAACTGAAGGTCGTTTGGCTTTCCACAAAGCAATGAAAGAATTAGTAATTGCTCCTTCTGGATCATTTACTGGTGGTTCTATGGTTGGTGTAAATGGTGATGTTCAGCTTGGTGCTAACTTCACATCTTACATGGCTTTAGGAAACAAAATTACTATTGCTTACTGTCCTGTATTTGATGATCAGAATTTGCACTCAACTGCAGCTGGTTCAAATGCATTTGGTGACAACAGATTAAAAGAGTCTGCTAAAATGGTATTCCTAGATTTCGGTAGAACAAGTGGTGTTTCTAACATCGAGCTTGTTACTAAAGGAGCTGAAGGATCTAACCGTTCATTTATCAAGAAGTATGTAGCTGGTATGATTAATCCATACGATCAATCATCTATGATGGCTGCTAACGCTGATGATAAGTTTGAAGCTCACGTTTTATCTGAGTCTGGAATTATAGTTCGTAACCCATTATCTTGTGGAATCCTTTCCGCAGCATAATACAATACTTTTATATTATGGCAAATAGATGTTTTTTATTCGCAGCTGATTCTGCAACTGATATGGTTTGTGTAGACAGCGATAGAGTAAGTGAAATTGAGGTTACTAATGCTACTACAGTTTCTATTAACTATAGCGCAAATGCTAACAATGATGGAAGTATTGTTCTTGGCGTTACTAATGGTAAAGCTGACGATGTAGTTAAAGAACTAGGCAGAATTATTCTTCAAGGCGTTGGTGTAATAACCATTGCTGATGATGTTAATAGCGTATATGGTATTGACGGAATTGAAGAAGTAGATTCAATTGCACACTCTTAATAACTGATTTTAACTGGTATTAACGGAAGAGAAGCTTAAACGGTAATACCTTAATTATTAATATTTAAAATAAATAGAAATGGCTTTGAAATTTGATTTTAATAAATTGCGTACAGCAGTTAAGAATTTTACAGTTGGTACAGATGTATCAAATGGATCTTTAGCTGCTGGCGAAGAGGCGAAATTTACGCCACACATGAGATTGGCTAGACCAGTTGAAGCAATATCTAATGCTGCTGCTGTAACTAGACAATTAACAACTGTAGAATCTGGTAACTTATTTACCATTGATATGTCTGCTGTTGATAACAATGTGACTTTAACTTTACCTGCCGCTGCTAGTTCAGCTGGTGTATATTATGATTTTATCATTACAGCTAACTGCGATGATGATGCTGATTTCATAATTACAACTGGTTTAGATGCAACTGATATCTACGGATATATTGTAACTGGTGGTGCTAATAGTACTGTAGATGATTTTGATGGATTGTCTAAAATTACTGTAGATGGCTCAGTAGATCAAAATACTGAAGGTTTAAGAATGTCACTTTTATGTGATGGTGTAAACTGGCACTTAAGCGGATATACGCAAGTTGCTATAGGTACTGTTCTATTAGTAGAAAGTGCTTCTGCATAATAACAATTTGAGTAACGGAGGGGCTTAGTCCCCTCCATTATTCTTATATTTGCAATATGAATTTATTTGATTATTATAAATCTATCGATCCAGAGGGCTGGGATAAGCAGGTAGAAAGAGCAAAAAAAAGAGATAAAGAAAGATTCTATATTGGAGGACAGAGCGGCTTCAAATGGAATACACATTCAGGTAATAAAACTTGGATAGAAAATGGTAAGATTGTTAAAGAAAAGAAAGGCAAGAAGTTACCACCGCAATAGGGAGTATTAATTTAAATTTTATAAAAATGAAACACACGGTATTAATTAAAGCAAAGAATGCAGGTAAGTTTAACTATGCAAAGTTTGGAACTTACACTGGCAGAGGTGGACAGAAAATTTCACTAATGAATATGGATGGTGAACCATCTGCAGGTTATGAAATGTTTAGTGCAATTGTTGCATTAGATATTAACGATGAGTATGATAATAGAGTATATAAATTTTTACAAAATCATCCATTAGTAAATAGTGGTGGATTTGTATTAGAAGATTTATCTGCTGCAGAAAATGAAAAAGCTGAAGAGTCATTAGCTAAGGCTGATGCAGTTACAGCTGCTGCTATGTTATCCAAAAAAGAAATAGAAGACTTATGTCATCTTATTGGATTAAATGGCGATTGGGACGATAACATTCGTAAAGCTAAAGTAATTGCTTATGCTAACGATAATCCTAAAAGATTCTTAGAGGTAAGAGCAGATAATGATGCGCCTATTAAAATCTTTATAAAAAAATGCATGGCTAAAGACTTATTTACAAGAGTTAATGGCGTATACAAATATGGAACTACAACTATTGGACTAACCGAAGATCAAACAGTACAGTGGGTAAAAGATAATGCTGATATACATGCATTACTTAAAAACGAACTTAGAGGGCCTAAGCCACGTACAAAACAAAAAGTTGAATTAAAAGATAAAGTTTAATAATGACATTTGGACAAGCGCATGATTTAATGGACTTGCTTTTAGATAAAGCAGACCAACCATACTTTACTACACAAGAAAAAGACAAGTTCTTAAACATTGCATACTTCAATTGGTTTAATTCAGCTATAGAGAAGTACGATAAAGATCCTCGTATAGCAAAAATTTTGCATCCATTGGTTAGGCGATCAGATGGGTATTTTGAATTTGACGGGCGAATACTTATTCATATACAAACAGCAAAATCAGGACACAGAGTTCCTTATTATGATACAACAAGTCTTGGTCTACAAACTGATTTTGGAATACCTTTAAATACATTGAGAGGTCCAAATTATCCAGTAGCAAAATTATTAAGCGTATCTGTTAAGTACTCTACAGTAGAAGGAGGACTTATTAATACATGGGTGGAATGTGAAGCGGCTAAATCAAATGAAATTAATTATCAATACTATCATCAAAACAATGATCCATTCAACAAGCCAACAACTGAACATCCAAAATACATTCTTAAAGATGCCACCCTATCTATAATGCCTAATTATGACTTTGATATTGATGGACAACATGATTTAGATGGAAAAAGATTGATAGGATGGAGGCAATCAGTAGCAAATTATACTGGGTTTGCTCCAGCAGTAGAAGATGATCCAGAAACAGAAGATGTGGATGAATCATTAGAAGCTGTTAATTTTTCAGCAGGAAATATATCAAGATGGTTGTGTAGATATATTGCTTACCCATTAGCATCAAACGTAGCTATGGGTGGTTATGATGAAAATGATCTAAGTAATCCAGATCTTTGGGGAACAAGTAATGTGCATATGGGAGCTTTGACATATAGAAATAAGCGAAGAGATAATGGTGAAAACAATTATGAATATGATACATCAGCCTCTTTACAATGGGGTTATCCAGAATCAGTGTGTCACGAGATAATTCAAAATGCAGTAAGATTGATGACTTCAAATATTGAAGGAGCAAACTATCAATCACAAGCAATAGAAGCAGAGCAGAGCAGATCAATATAAATGAGCTTTTTGCTCCCTGCGCAATGATAGGCTGTATCATCTTTTTGATGTGAGGCCTATTGTTGTTTTATAAAGTAAAATAAAGTATTTTTGTATCATGGCATCATTGAATGAAATAGCATACAATATCAAAAACATGGCGTATGGTGGTAGCTCTACCACTAATGAAGAAAATATTGGAATACGTCAAATAAAATTTTGGGTACATTATTATAGAGCTAAAATGATTAAAGATTTTTACTTAAAAGGTAAAAACCTACCATATGAGTTTTATCAAACACATCAGCCCGTAAGAGAGGATGTGTTTCATATGAGAGAAACTTATAGTGGTGGCGCAATTAATACACTTGCAAACGAAATAACTACTTGGAATAAAGCTATACTAGTATACTCTCAAAGAGTTGCTGATTTAGCAAATGCTGCTACTACCGTAGAAGATGATCCAGATACTGAAGATATAAATGAAGCAGTATCATCTCCTTTGTCAGAAGCAACTGTTGCTGCTATAGGAAATAAATTTGATGATTTTTATGGACAAGATTTTTATGAATATAATTCAAACGAAAGCAATTATGACTACGGTCGCATAGAATTTGCATTACCTGAGTTAATCAATGTTAATCATGGTATTTATGATTTAGAAATAAGAAAAGTTGGGGTACAAGGTGAAATTCATACAAATCAAAACACAAGACCGATTAATGTTCCAATATTAACAAAACATGAAGCTGAAAATTCTAAATATAATAGGTTCACAAAAAATAGCATAAAAGCTCATGTAGAAACTCGAGTTTCAACACCGTATAGTCAATATAGAAATGAGTGTAAAATTAGAATAAATAGAGTTAGATCTGTTTATAAATCTGCGTCAGACGGTCTTATAAAACATGCTATACCATATGCAGTGTATTTGAAGGGGTTATTTGCAGATCCCACTGAAGCAAGTTATTATAGAAATGATGATGATATTTATCCAATACCTGAATATTTAATATCAGAATTAAATCAAAATATACTTTCTAAAGAAATGGCATTAGCATTATCAACAATAAGCGATGATTTAGATGATGAAAGAGATAGTACAAAAATTATTCAGTCGAAAGCACAGAGACAAGTACGAAAACGCTCGTGACATATTTAAAAATGTCAGGGAAAATGTAACAGTCAAAGGTGAGTGGCTAAAGGGAAAAAAAGAATATAGAAGAAACAAGCTGGATTATAAAACATATTATGCAGTTGTTTCAAAGTTTTTTGAAATATTGATAAGAGATGTAGTGCATCGAAATGAACTTGTGCATTTGCCTTGTGATTTTGGTTATGTGTACCTAGACAAGAAAGAACACAGCAGAGCATTTCATTATCGAATTGATATTAATGAATCTAATAGTCAAGGTAAACTTGTTAAATACAAAGTTCCAATATTAGATGATTACTATCACAAAATAGTTTGGGTAAGACCAAAAAAATATAGTAAATGTAAAATAATGCCTTTGGGCGATTTTAAAAAAGAAATAAGCAAATTAAAAACTACATAGATGGCAACTGAATTAACAGCACAATCTTTAACAGTAACAATAACAGAAGCATTAGCTGTAGATCATGCTAATGGTGAAACTAATGATATAGACTTTGCACAAGTATATACGCATACATATTCAAGTATAGCTAATGTATCTAAAAGAATTATAAAATTAGCTAATACAAATCTTACAGAAATAGCAACATTTGGTAGTGATACACAAAACGGAGCATTTGTTCGTGGAGATATTAAATATATAAGAGTTACTAATTTAGATGCATCTGACGCACTCCAAGTAGGTATGGATGACGAAGACTCTGATGCAGCATACACTTCAGTAGCTGCTGATAGCAGTATAATATTTACAGGCACTACTGTAGAGGGTGATAATGGCGGATCAACATTGGATAATGCTACAGCATTAAAAGTTAAGGGCGCAGCAAATCAACAATTAGAATTATTTATAGCATCATCGTAATATGCATGTACCAGTAAACAGAGTATTTAATAATGTATCAAGAAATCTTGGTCTACAAACCTATGCTAATAATTTAGACTCTTGGTCCGAATGGGCTTTTGAAGCTGAACAATATATAGGGAGTAATAAAACATTTTTGCAAAAAGAAATTGTATATTCTGCAACACCAGCACAAGCAACAGCACAATTTTCATTAGAGGTTGATAATACAAATCTTGATAAAGAATATGTAGAAATAAATGGTGTAAGATTTATTTTTAGAGATACATCAAGTGCAAATTTTATTGGTACAGTAACAGACAGTTTTGAGGTTGCTGTTGGTACTAATTTAGCTGGATCACTCAATGCTTTTAGTTTAAAAGTAAATCGATCATATTACGAAAAAATACAAGGAATAACAGCGTCAAATGATGGCGATAAAACTATAACACTTACTGTAAACGATAATGGTAATTTTGGTAATGATTACACTATAGAGACTAGCAATGGAATAAAAGTTACAAAGTTTTTTAGTGGAGGTAAGGATATACTTAACAACAAACAAATTAGATTACCAGATAGCTATGTAAAAGTTCTTAGTGTTAGAGCAGGTGATGCTATTGTTCAGCCTACAAGTTCACAATATAAAAGTAAGGTGTCTACTTTACTGGATAGATTTTATATAAATGGAAACAGAATTAATTTTACTGCTGATTATACTTCTGATGTAGTAGTCACTATACTATCAGTTCCATTATCAGTAGAAGGTTATCCAATGATATTACAAGGACATGAAGAGGCTGTAGCTCATTATATTATGTGGAAATACAAACTTATTGGTTATTATGCTGGTGAAGTTCCACAATACATAGTTAAAGATTTAGAAAGAAGGTGGTATCAACTATGTGGTAAAGCAAGGGGTGATGATAATATGCCTACCTCAATAGAATTATTGAAAATTGGTAAACTATGGAATACAAAAATTCCATTGACATCTTTCAATCCACCATTGTATGACGGATTAAATAGTTATTAATGTCACAAAAAAGCGCGCCTAAAGGTTTTAGTAAAGGTTTAATTACCGATGTAGATCCACGCTATCAATTAGAAGGATCATACAGAGATGCCATGAATGTTAGGATAGTCAATACTGATGGTACTACATTTACTATAGAAAATATTAATGGCAATAGAAAGGTAGTAGATTTACATGAATTTGATAAAACATTTCCTGCTTCTTATTCAGGTGATGGTAATGAAGTTTCAGGATTTTCAAATCAATACTTTACAGGTACAGATCACAGGCCAACAGGAGTTGATGGTCAGCCAATGTCACAAGCCGCTAATATAGTAGGTCATTTTTCATTTAGAAATGAATTAGTAATTATTGTTTGTGGTTATATATTTTATGGAAGTACAAATGGATCACAATCGACTGGTGATTTTAGAACAGCTTTTTTTAAAATAGTTTTTAATGGTGAAGGTGAGGTAGAAAAATTTATAGATTTAAGGGTAGCGTATAATCCTGCTTCGGGAACCAATAGATTTCCTAATCTCAACATGCATCCATTTATCAAATGTAGAGTTGAGGGTATAATAGAAAATGATGCAATATCAAGAATATATTGGACAGATAATAAAAATCCATTAAGAACATTTTCATTAAATGATCCTGATATTCACACAATGAATCCGTCAGAGTTGGATATTACCCCAAAGGCAATACATAATCAAATAGCATTAAAGAGCACAATTAGTGGCTCGTTGCCAGTTGGTGTATATCAATACTGTTATAAATATATAACAGATGCTGGATCAGAATCAGGAATATCTCCATTAAGTAATATTTATCATATATCTAATACAAGTAGTGCAAGTTCTGCTACATATTATGGAGGTACACCAGGATCTTTATCTAATGATGGTTTTTTACTTAAAATAACAAATTTAGATACAAGGTTTGATGCTATTACAATATATGCTGTATATTACAATTCTTTAGGAGCTGTTCCTCAAGTATCAGAAGTAGCCACAAAAAATATTTTGGCTGATGCACAAATAGAATTTAAACATACAACTTTAACTACTGTAATTGAAAATGGTGTAGAAAACATTTTAATTCCAACAAATACTTGGGATGTTTGTAAAGACATTGCAATAAAAGACAATGTATTATTTGCTGCAAACCTAAGACAAAAAAGAAACTTTGTTACTGAAAAAGAATGGAATGTAAAAGTTTTAAGATATAAGCTTGATGAAACTACTTTAAGTGGAAGTGCAATACCTTCTGGTGGTTCATTAACAACAACTGATTCTAATGTAAAAGATTATTATC